AGTCGACGAGGAGACCGGCGAGCAGCGCATCGTCGAGCAGCCGAAGTTGCTCGTGCCCGACATCCACTTCAAGACGATGAACCTGCGCGACGAGGAGGGCGAGCGGCAGTTCCTGGAGGCGCTGCGCGAGTCCGGCGTGCCGATCTCGATCAAGACCCGGATGCACAACATCCCGATCGACCTGGCCGACGAGATCGAGACCACCAAGCAGGAGCAGATCGACATCGCCGTCGCCGAGCAGGAGACCCGCCGCGAGATCTACCTCTCGCTGCGCAGCAACGGCCTGCCCATCCCGCAGGACCTGCTGGAGGACTACCAGCCGCAGGCCGCCCAGGCCCAGCCGCCCGCGATGATGGCGGGCGTCGGCCGTGCACCGATGCTCGGGCTGGACCCCACCAGCGACCCGGCCAACCTCGCCCCGACGATGCAGGACATGGCCGTCCCGCCGCCCGGCGTGCCCGTCCCCGGCATGGGCGCCATGGCAGTCGACCCGAGCCAGTCGGGCCCCGTCGTCGACCCCGCCGAGGGAGCAGCCGTGCCGCCGGAGAGCAACGAGCAGCGCGACGGGATGCCCACGGCCGCCCGGCTGCGGATCCGCAACGACCGCGACCCGCTCTACAAGGTCGCGCGCGCCCACGCCGAGGAGTTCTACATCTCGGCCAGCGCCGAGGACCTGGAGATCCGGGTGGTCGGCAAGCGCCAGGTCACCAACGACGAGGGCGAGACGGTCGACGAGGACATCACCGAGATGCCCGAACTGCGCCAGCGCCTGGCCGCCGGTGAGATCGACCCGGCCCGGGTGGTCCCGAAGAACTACCGGGCGCCCTCCCACATCGGGATGCGCCGCTACGCCGAGGTCGACCCCAAGAAGCCGATGGACGAGTGGTTCTACGAGGCCCAGGAGGGCTGATCCTGCCGTCCCCGGCCCGGGAGGGCCGAAGAGGTGAAGGAAGGGAGCCGTCATGAGCCTGGGGAGCCGCAAGGCCTCTCGTCACGAGACCGTGGCGTCCGCGAAGACCGGTGGGACCGACCCCAGCATCTACTGGGAGCACAAGCCCGGCACGCGGGTCATGACGGTCGACGGCGTCGCTGGCACGGTCACGGCGGTCCTGGATGGCCCCGTGGCGGGCAACGAGTCCTACGAGGTCTCCCTGGACAAGGGCATGGGTGGCGGGCTCTACACGGCCTCCCAGTTGACCCCTGCGGCCACCACGACGGCGAGCACCACCCATACCGCCGACCAGGACTACCCCGAGTTGGGCACCGTCCTGGTCGACCGACCCGACATCGCGGTCAACACCGTCCTCGCGAGCAAGACCGCCGGTGGCAAGTGCGCGTTCTGCAACATGGAGTCCAACGCCGCCGGTGCCAACGGCGAGGTCCTGCACCCCACCAAGTGGGGCAAGATGCACCCGTCGTGCGCGTACGAGTGGGAGTACGGCTCGGGCGAGGCGTACGGCCACGACATCGACGCCTGGCGCCGGGACTCGCACGACTCCAGCGACTACACCGACGCTGACGACGACGGCTCCTCCGGCTCGATGACCGCAAGCAAGACCGCCGCCGACCGCCCGTCGTTCAACCCCGACGACCCCGGCACGTGGAGCAGCGTCCCCGACGACCACCAGTGGGCCTCGGTCGGCGACGGCGGCAAGCCGCAGTCCGAGGACGACCCGTCGTGGGCCGGTGAGTACCACCTGTTCACGCCCACCGGCGACAACCTCTCGCAGCGCTACTACGACCGGCAGAAGACGTCGGCGTGGAGCGACCGCGACCCGTCGTTCGGCCATGGGGAGATCCACGACCTCGACGACGAGGACTTCGACGAGGAGCCGGAGCAGCCCGAGGCCGACGACTCGTTCATCCACTCCCCGGCGTACGGCGGCTACTCGGCCGAGCACGGTGGCCACAACCTCGGCATCTTCCCCAACCACGGAGCGGCGCAGCACGCGATCTACTCCAAGGAGAAGGAGACCGGCTACTACCCGAACCTCTGGCACGTCAACGAGCGCGGCAGCGCCGACCTCGACGACGGCCGCGAGCGCAACGAGTGGGAGAAGGACCCGCACTCGTGGCGGATGCGCAACGACGAGCACTACGCCGAGTCGCACAACGCCCAGCAGGAGCACGACCTCGGCGACGACGTCGATGAGGCGATGGAGGGCAGCGAGCACCTCAAGGGCCTGCTCGACGACGGCAAGATCGGTCCGACCAAGTACTCGTCTGCGGAGCCGCGCCCTTTCGCTGACCCGTCCGACCACTACGCGCTCGTCAGCGAGGCGGCGTCCGACGCCGACTTCCGCTTCGAGTTCACCGCGTCGTGGTCCGACGTGCGCGCCAAGGCCAAGCGCATCCGCGCCGAGGGCGGCATCCGCATCGTGTCCGCTACCGGCGCCGGTGTCGTCGCCGAGGTCAAGGGCGACCACCACATCTACGAGACGGGCCTCCAGTACGTGCCGGGCAAGCGCTCGGTCGCGACCTGGCAGTGCGGCTGCAAGTGGGCGGCGTACGCCTGGGGTCGCAGCCCGCAGTACAAGCGCTTCGAGGGCCGCATGTGCAGCCACGCGCTCGCGGTGCAGTACGAGGCCCAGAGCCGTGGCATGTTCGGCCGCGACGTCAAGGAGGACTCGCACCGGATGCCCGGCCAGCACCAGCGCACGCCGGTCGTCGTCGAGTTCGACAAGGACCGCGACAAGAACATCACCCGGCGCACGGTGCCGCCGGGCAACATGCGCTCGGTCTGGTCCAAGGTCGTCGAGCCCGCGCCGGTGATCACCGCCGTCGCGGCGATGGCTGTCTCGGGCGACGACGCCGACGAGATCGGCCTGCTGCTGACCGCGTCGCACATCCCGGCCGCCGGGCTGGTCGCCTTCGCCAAGACGGCTGCCGTCAACGACGCCTGGGGCGAGCCTGTCGCGCCGCAGAACACCTGGCCGACGCTGCCCGGCGCGACGTCCCCGCGCGACCCCAACGAGAACCCCGCGAGCGCGGGCTGGGCCGCAGGTGTCGACCCCGTCGGCTGGCGCACCATCAGCCCCGGCACCATGGGCGACCGCGTCGCCTCGCTCTACGACGAGGGCGAGTCCGGCGAGCACGACATCTGCTCGAACTGCGGGCTGACCGTACGCCGGTCGATCGACGACAATGTCCCCTGGGTGCACGTCGGCACCGGCAACTCCTACTGCGACGTCGAGTACCCCGAGCACGCGGTGGAGCGTGCTGGCCAGGAGGGGCGCGCCGAGGCCGAGCCGATGGTGCACGAGCCGCCCTCGACCCACTACTCGTCGATGTCCGACACCGACGAGGCCATGTGGGACAGCCAGTTGGCCGACGGCGCCACGGCGACGCTCAACGACGGGCCCGAGCCCGCGCTGCCCTCCACGGACGGCTCGGCGCCGGAGGGCATCCTCGGCGACCAGTCCGACCAGATGCACGCGGTCTACGACGACGCGCTGAGCCCCGACGACATGTCCATGCAGACCCAGGGCAGCGTCGCCGACATCGTCGCGGAGTTCCAGCGCACCGCCGGTGCCTCCGCGATCATGGCCGGTGGCGGCCGGAGCAGCGCCGGTCCCAGCGACGGCGACATCGCAGCAGCCGCGCGCGAGCACCTGGAGAAGATCGCCCTCAAGTCCTACTCGCCCGCCGAGCAGCGCGCGCTGATCCACGAGAAGGGCAAGGCGCGCAACACCGACATGCTCGACATCGCGGACACGCACTACGCGGCCCTCGATGCGATGCGCGACGACGAGACGGACGAGGACTGGCTGGGATGAGCCGTGGACCTGTTCCTCCTGGCTCTGATCCTGCTGGTGCTGGCTCCGAGGCTCACTCGTTCGTCGAAGGCCGCGATCAACCATCTCGCGAAGCGCGGTCCGTTCCTGCTCGACTACCTCGATCAGGCCAGCGCCCCGCTGTGGTTTCGCGCTCTGCTCAGGTGGCTGCTCGGTCCGCTCGAATGGCTCGCTAAGCAGATGAACCGGGAGAAGTCGATGGGGGACATCACGTCGGGCCCGTCGGTCCCCGACGTGCCGGACCCGTTCGGGATCCTGGACTCCGGATCGGTCGACTCGGCCGGGGATGAGGACGCATGAGCAGCACAGTGGGGATCTCGATCGACACGACCCCGCCGGGCAACCCGGCGATCGTGGTGAACGGCGGCGCGCTGACGACCGCCACCCAGCCCGCGACCGTGCACATCTCGACGGCCGACTACATCACCGGCGCGAACGACGTGGCCGACATGAAGATCTGGGGCGACGTCGACATCGCCGACAACCCCGACATCCAGACCTTCGAGGGCGACTCGGCGTGGATCCCGTTCGCGGTCAACACCGACATCTCGCTCGGCGCGATCACCGGCCGCAAGCGCCTCTACGCCCGGCTACGCGACAGCCTGGGCAACACCACCCCGGCGTTCGGCACCTACATCGACTACAACCCGGCACTGCCGGTCGTGACGATGATCGTGCCTCCGCTGGTCGCGAAGGTCTCGCTGGTCGCCGGGCACGACGAGATCACCTTCACGTGGGAGTCGAGCGTCTCCTTCGCCGAGTACGTCGTGCGCTCGATGCCGACCAGCGCGAGCCCCTACTTCGGCGGATCGCCGATCGGCAGTGCGCACGGCTCGGTGAACGTCGCGGGCACCGGCACCTTCCCGGGCGCGACCCCGCTCCAGACGACGGTGAAGTCGGCCGACCTGGTGGCTGCATCCCCCGGCGACGGGGCGAAGATCCTCAAGGTCTTCGTCAGGGACTCGGCGGGGAACTGGTCCCCGTGAGCGGCGTCGTCAGCATGGCGTCCTGCCTCGCCACGATCATCTTCGACAGCACCCCGCCGCAGGCCTGGGTGTTCAGCGAGGAGCGCGTCGAGGTGCCGGACTCGGTCGACTTCCTCGTACATTCCGACAAGCCGATCGTCGGACGTTCCTACACCTTCGTCGACAGCGGCGGGGAGACCTACCGTCTGGGCTACGCCGAGGAGGCCGAGGGCATCGACCGTGTGAGCCTGCCCAGCGTCGAGATGGCGTACGGCCGGGGCATCCTGTTCATCGTGCTGACCGACGACGTCGGCAACGAGACCCGGCTCCAGCAGCAGGTCGCTGTGGTGTCCTACAGCCCGTTCGACGCGGCCCTGGGGCTCCAGCGGGTCATCATCGGCACGGCGGCCCACCAGCCGGTCTACCGGACCTCCACGGGCACCGAGGGGGCAGCGTGAGCACGTCCAAGGGATACCTCGTCGGAGAGACCGTGGTCCTCACCCTGACGCTGGCCGACCCGGTCACTCGGGAGCCGGTCGACGCGACCACTGTGACGCTGGTCTCACTGGTCCGCGCCTACCCCCTCGACATCACCGGGCTGTCGGTCGTGCACGACGGCCTGGGGCTCTACCACGTGGACGTCAACACCACCGGCTTCGTGCCGGGGAAGTACACCTGGGTGATGAAGGCGGCCGACTCGATGGGCCGCGCGACCATCGTCGAGGACTACTTCGTGCTCGCTGCTGTCTGACCGCGCCGGACGACGCCGAAGGGGTGGAGAGACCCGACTACCGGAGGACGTCATGGTCAAGGCAGCGTCGCGGCTGAGGGGCTTCGGGCTCCCTCGCGGCTGTTACCTGATCCATCACGTGATCCTCCTGTTCGCCGGGGCGCTCGGGCTCACCGGCTTCCTCTCGCCGGTCCTCCGGCTCAGCCTCGGCTTTGGCTACGCGGTGAGCGTCGGGCTGCTGCTCTCGGGAGCGATGGGCGTCTTCGCCCGCATCTGGGACCAGTTCGACATGGAGATCGTCGCGCTGCGGATGATGAGCATCCTCTCCGTGGTGTGGGGCTTCGGGGTCTTCTACGCGGTTTCGCTCGATGAGTCCGACAACATCATGGGCGGGCTGGTCCTCGTCGCCCATGGAGCGGTCCTCTGGGGTCTGGCCCAGGGGATCTACAAGGGCCGCGCGGCCGAGGTCGACGAGATCCAGCAACTGATCCTCGTGCTCTTCGAGGACAACGACAATGCCGACGGGGGTGGCGATGACTGACCTGCCCACGAGCCAGATCATCGTGGACGCGATCATCGCCATCGTCGTCGCAGTGCTGGCCTACGGAGCCACGTCCCTGGTCGCGATCCGCAAGGATCACCGCGCTGGCCAGCAGGACGAGGTCGACCTGTTCAACCAGGTGAAGATGGCCGCTGCCGAGCAGATGCGCGAGATGCGTGCCGAACTGGCCGAACTGCGCGAGCGCGTCGACAAGGCCGAGGCTGCCGCCGAGGAGGGACGCATCGCCCGCGTACGCCTGCGCCGGGAGTTCAACGCCGCGATGGAGCACGTCGGCCGCCTGGAGGCCCTCCTGCGCCAGCAGGGGATCCAGGTCCCGATCCGGCCGCGCCTCCTCAGCGACGACGCTTGACTCTAACAATCCTTGGAGGCTATCCTGGCAGGGCCAGAGCGACCGAGGAGGACCCCATGAGCAACCGACCCGTCTTCGCCAAGAACACCGCCGCTCCCGCCTTCGCGCGCACGAACAAGTACGCCGCCGAGTGCGAGCGGTGCCACGAGAAGGTCCCCGCCGAGCAGGGCTCGCTGAGCCTGGAGGACGGCCAGTGGGTCGTCCGCCACATCGCCGACTGCCTCGCGCACGTCGAGCCCGTCCCGGCCCCGCAGCCCGCCGTGTCGGTCTTCAAGGTCCCCGACGGCCGCTACACCGTCTCGTTCGGCGACGGCTCCTACAAGACCCTCCGCGTCCAGACCCAGGCCCTCGACGCCGACTTCATGGCCGGTCGCACCCTGCTGGCCTACCTGTCCGGCGCGAGCAACGACAGCGACTACACCCGCTTCGGCCACGTGACCGACGACGGCTCCGTGGTGGTCTGGAAGAAGCACCGCGACAACGAGACCCTCCGCGAGGCCGTCAAGGTCCTCATCGGCTCCCCGCAGGCCGCCGCGCTGGCGTACGCCGAGCAGTCCGGGTGCTGCGCCCGCTGCGGCCGTACGCTGACCGTGCCCGCCAGTCTGAACATGGGATATGGTCCGGAGTGTGCCAAGCGTGTCGGAGTGTCCTGACTGCGGTGGTCGCAAGGACCGCCGTTCCACTCGATGTCGCGCGTGCTCCGATGCAGCCCGCGCGACATCGACCTGTTCGAGGTGCGGGACCAAGGACGCGAAGTTCTACAGGCGGACCCGGGCCAACGGAACGGTGACCCGACGCGGCGCTTGCGCTGAGTGCGAGAAGAAGGCTGCTATCGAGTGGCAGGACCGCAATCGCGAGCACGTCAAGGAGCGCAAGCGGGACTGGTATCACTCTCGCCCCGAGGGCTATACCACGAGGAAGCACATGGAGTCTCGGCTCCGCCGGATGGGCTATAGCGAGGACGAGGTTGTCTCGATCATCGCGTGGGTTCTGGAGCACGGGGACGAGTGCGACATCTGCCACAAGTCCGCCACTGGCTACCGCTGGGCGAGGTTACATCTCGATCACGACGAGGAGACGGGCGCGATCAGAGGGATGCTCTGTCCGCCATGCAACATGAGCATCGGGAAGTTCGACCACAGCGTCGCTAGGCTCAAGGCTGCGATCGACTACTTGCAGTCAGATCTGGTCTTCGAGCCCGGTAAGGTCGGCTGGTGAAGCACCCCTCGACGCTCGGTCGTCGGCGGCGGGCCCGGTGGGTCATCGTCGCCGACGACGCCGTGTACGACGTCGAGAAGGACGGCCAGATCATGGCCCGGGGGCTGACCAAGATGCGGGCGATCGCCTTCGTCCAGACCCGGTTCCACGACGGCGACAGCGTCGTGCTCAAGGACCTCGACGGCTCCGAGCAGATCATCACCCGCAGGGTGGCCCGCCGGTAGCCTGTCCGGAGCCCCTGCCGCCCCATGAAGGGGTGGAGGTGCGTGGTGCTCAAGTTCGCTGCGGCAGATGTAAAGATCTTGGACTCGGTCCTGATCCCCCGCGATGCCAATCGCTCTGCGCGCCGTGCGCTCAAGGTCGCCCACCGGCACCACTTCGACTACACCCCTCGCGCGGGCTACCTCTACGTCCGCAGCCGGGCCATCTCCAGCCGGTGCAACGACAACTACGACGAGTTCCCGGCCGAGGAGATCGCCAAGGCCTACAAGACGTTCATCGGCAAGCCTGTCTTCGTCAACCATCACAACGACGACCACCGCCAGATGCGCGGCGTGATCATCGACGCCGCCCTGCACCGCGACACCCTCCCCGGCGGAGCGCCGGACACCTGGTGCGAGGTGCTGATGGAGGTCGACGCGGTTCGCTTCCCGAAGTTGGCCAGCGAGATCATCGACGGCAACATCGACCGCACCTCGATGGGCTGCGACGTCGCCTACTCGCTCTGCTCGGTCTGCGCAAACAAGGCCACCAGCCCGGCCGAGTACTGCGCGCACATCCCGCGCATGAAGGGCCAGAGGATCTTCAAGGTCGTCGACCGGAAGACCGGGCGCCGCGAGGGCATCCTCGTCCGCGAGATCTGCCACGGCCTCAAGTTCTTCGAGAACAGCCTGCTGGTCGAGGAGCCCGCCGACCCGACCGCGTACTTCCTGGGGGTCGACACCTCCGGCTTGGACAAGGCCGCGAGCAAGACGGCCATGCGCGACCAGGCGACGTGCCCGCACCCGCTGGAGAGCCGCAACCTGCACGACCAGTGCAAGGAGTGCGGAGCCTTCCCGAACGAGGACGAGACCCCCTGCTCCGACCCGTGGTGCGTCGAGAACGAGCCGCCGCACACCGAGGCCGAGCACATCGACCCGTCGCATCGCGACCCCGGCCACGAGGACTACCAGAGCGCCGAGCACGGGGTCGAGGATGCGTTCGGCGCCGACCACCACCTCTACGAGCAGATGCTCGACCAGCAGCCGACCGGTCCGACGAAGTGGTCGTCCCTCCAGGCGATGGCCTCGCAGTTCACCGCTGCGGGCGTGCCCTTCGACGAGCACCGGCGCCGCCAGATCATCGACCAGGCCAAGGAGCACGTGCGCCTGCTGTCCGGCACCGCGCGGATGCTCGGGCACGAGCCGATCGCCCGCAGCGTCAACGGCAACATCGACATCTTCTGCAAGCACTGCTTCGACTCGACCCTGCTCAGCCACCGTGGCGGCAAGTTCGTCATCGAGGGTCCGATGCACAAGCAGCCGTGCCAGTTCAACCCCGAGTCGCCCGCGTTCACCGACCAGCAGGCCCCTCCCGGCGACCCCCTGCCGACGCAGGGCTACAGCCCGGACAAGTGGCTCAAGCCGAGCCTCAACTCGCTCATGCAGGTCTTCGCCATGAACGAGGACGAGGAGGGCGAGGACGGCTCGTTCACGATCCCCCTCGACATGGACGAGATGCGCGCCTACCGCGACGCCGGTGAGATGCGCTCGCAGATGGACGAGCACAACCGCAAGCGCGAGGTCGACCTGTCCAACCCGAGCGACCTCAAGGCCCACCTCATCGAGACCCACGAGTTCCAGCCCGGCGACTTCTGGCGCAACAGCCACGACGAGGACCACCCGGCGCTCGACCTCGCCGACGACCTCGACCGGCCGCTGCGGCACGGCGAGTTGAAGCGGATGCACGAGCACGACCACCACGTCTACTCCGGCGACTACCCCGGCGTCATCGTGGGCGACAGCCACTTCCACTCGGCGAGCAAGCAGGGCAACGCCGAGAAGCCCGTCCACCAGATGACGCCCGAGGAGTACGAGGCCCACAAGGCCAAGACCGCCAAGGACAAGGAGGACGGCGAGCGCTGGAACCGCCGCCACCCGGTGAAGATCAAGAACATCGTCGACCACTGGAACCAGGCCACCGACGACGAGAAGCACACCGGGATGAACTGGTACTCCGACGCCCACCACCTCTCGCGCCACATCGCCAACGACACCGGCACCGACATGACCACCATGGCCGGGCTGATGTCGAACTACTCGCCGCAGACCCACTGGGCCGCGAACATCCACACGGCCGCCCGCGTGGCCCGGACCAAGCAGGCCGTCGGCGGTCCGGGCGAGGGCGTCATGGCGTCCAAGACCCAGAAGCGCGCAGCCCAGCGGATGCTCGACGGCGAGCACTACGACAAGGTCCTCTCCGGTCCGAAGACGCGCGCGTTCGCCCACCTCATCGAGCACGGCGACAACGCCGAGGGCTCCGAGCACAAGCACGTCGTCGTCGACCGCCACGCCCTGTCGGTGGCCGCCGGTGCCCGCGCGACCGATGCCGCGTACTTGCACTCGAAGTTGGGCACCAAGGGCCGCTACGACCACGTCTCGGATGCCTACCGCAAGGCGGCCAAGCAGATCTCCAAGCACGTCGGCCACGAGGTGCACCCGCACCAGGTGCAGGCGGTCACGTGGATCGTGCGCCAGCGGCTCAACGAGCAGGAGGACCGGGCCAACTCCAAGAGCAACGGGGCCCGCTCGGCGAGCGCTGCGCAGCGGGCGCTCAAGCACTGGGAGGACTACGCCGGTGAGCACCACCCCGGCGCGCTCGGCATGGTCCCCGGCACCGGCTACTCCTCGGCGCCCGACGACATCAAGCACTCGCACGCCCTCGCCGACGAGGGCAAGATCACCACGCATGCCGGTGGCGGCACCAACGACGCCGAGATCACCTGCGACCAGGGGCACAAGCACTGGGGAGCCGGGGGAGCCGCAGGACTGCTGCTGCGCCACCGGGGCCACGGCGGCGAGGACCGGTACCTGCTCCAGAAGCGCGGCCCCGGGATCGACAACCCGAACACCTACTCGATCCCCGGCGGCGCGATCGCCAAGGGCGAGACGCCGGTGCGCGCTGCGGTCCGCGAGTGCCAGGAGGAGATGGGCGCCCTGCCCAACTTCCGGGTCAGCGGCACCCACGTCAACGACCACGGCGGCTGGGCGTACCACACCGTCCTCGCGGACGTCGACCACCAGTTCGGCGACGAGGGCGGAGAGGATGGCCACGAGCAGGCGGGCCTGGGCTGGTACACGCCGAGCCAGATCGACACACTGAACCTGCACCCGGGCTTCAAGGCCTCGTGGGAGGACCTCAAGATGCGGAGCGGCGCGATGGACAAGAAGGCCCTCGGCCCGATGGGCGGTGCGCCCAAGGAGCAGGACGACTCGCCGATGCGCGAGTACGACTGGTGCAAGACCTGCGGCGGCAAGATCTTCCACGTCGCCGACGGCTCGCCGCAGAAGTACGCCTGGCAGCACGACATCGAGCAGGGCGCCGGTGTGCCGCACCAGGCCGTCCCTGCGGGCAAGATCTCCTCGCTGCACACGGCGTACGGCGACACCAAGGCCCCGGCCGACGTCGACACGCTGCGCGAGAGCGAGTGCCCGGTCTGCGGCAACGACGACTCGTGGGACGGCGACCGCTGCATGGTCTGCGGGTTCTTCCGGCCGCCGCAGATGTTCATGGACCCCGACACCTCGATCGCCGGGCAGATGGACCTGCGCCAGGACGTCGCCGACCAGACCGGCGGCCCCGATCCGACGATGGGCCAGGACGGCGAGACGATCGGCGCCGCGCCCTCGCAGACCGACCCCGGCGGCGGCGGGCTCACCCTCGACCCGCTCGACCCGAGCCAGGTCTCCCAGGACGGCATGGCAGCGGGCGACGACCCCAATGCGCCGTCCGACGTCATGCTCAACACCGACCAGGCCGACCCCAACGGGCTCGTGGCGGCGGACATGCAGCAGGCGGCCGACGACGCGCTCATGCCCCAGCAGATCGGTCCCGACGGCGTCGACATGGGCGCGGCCGACAAGCACTTCAACCAGGGCGGCGAGGCCTTCACCCCGGGCCCCAACGCGCCGACGCCCGAGCAGCCGATGGACCCCGACGAGATCGCCGAGGACGGCACCGACCCGCTGGCCGCCGAGCAGGTCCCGGCCGAGGACGGCCAGGAGCCCGGCCCGGTCAGCGACGGCGAGCCCGGCACCCCGGGCGACGGCGTGCCCGACCTGGTCTGCCCGGCGTGCGGCTTCCAGGCCGACGGTGCGAGCCCGCTCTCGATGGGCGACTCCGCCGCCGACCCGACGGCCGAGCCGAACGGGGCCATGGAGGGCGACGCCTGCCCGCAGTGCGGCAAGGCCCCGCTGACGCCCATCGGCCAGGTGATGGTGGGCTAGACACAGGATCCTTGGTAGCACTATCTTGGACGCAGAAGGACCCTCCGGGTAGACGTCCCCGGATCCACGAGACGGGTAGCACCCGGGGAACCCTCTGGCCCCGGCGCTCGTGGCGACCGGGGCCTCATCCTGTCCCAGCACCCCCGGCAGCACCTAAGGGGTGAGCAGCCCCGCCGGGGCCGCACCCATGAAGGGACAGAGTAATGGGACGCCCCATCCTCCAGGCCGTGGCCGAGCAGCAGAAGCAGATCGAGACCATGGCGGCGCAGATCGCGTTCATCGCCGACGTCGCCGGTCTCCAGCCGCACCTCGCCGCGATCGCTGCGAAGACCGCCGACATCAACAACCCCGGCCAGCCGGTCCCGGACCCGGGCGAGCAGGCCGCGCCGGAGTCCACCGAGCAGGCCGCGACCGCCGAGGCGCACGACGACCCGACCGTGATGGGTGCCGTCCCCGGCGCCAACAACGGCCTCGCCGCCGAGACGCAGGACAACCCGATGAACGTCGGAGAGTCGCTGCCGACCTCGCCGTTCGGCCAGCAGGTCGACGTCACCGCGCCGACCGCCGGGACCAACACCGGCGAGGTCCCGCTGCCCGCGATCCGCACCGAGGTCGACGTCCGCGTCGGCAACCCGGACGACCCCAACCCGGCGTACCCGTGGGTCATCGCGAGCAACCGCACCACGGCGGCGATCCACCTCGCGCGCCTGCGCATCCAGGCCGGTCTCGCGAAGGGCGACGACCTCGTCGTGGCCGCGCAGATCGAGAAGGACGCCTCGCTGTCCGACGCGATGCTGGAGCACGAGGCGCAGACCCTCCAGGCTGTCGCCGACGCCCGCCCGCGCCGCACCGCGTCGCGCCAGACCGGCACCGTCCCGCGCTCGGCGCAGGGCGTGCAGCGCACGACGCCGTCGCTCGTGCCGGACTCCTCGGCCCTCGTCGCGCAGGCCTCGCAGGCTGCCGACGACGACGCCGAGGGCCTGTTCCTCTGACCCCACGCCAGGTCAGAGAGCGCGGCGACCAGTCGCTGCCTTAGGAGAGGGCCCCGATCCCCAGGTGGGATCGGGGCCCTCCCTGCTAAGGATCCTGTCCAACCGCCCCTGGGAGCACGAAAGGGGTGAAGGCGAGCCGGAGAACTCGGCTCCGACCAGAAGGAGAGAGCCACATGCTTCGTACTCGTCTCGCGAAGTCCTACATCAAGCGGACCATCCGCCCGCTCTACGGCTGGACCCAGGCGACGCCCAAGTCCTGCTTCCTCGACTCGGCCTGGGACCGCTCGGTCGCCATCTGGCCGGGCATGGCGTTCGAGAAGACCTCGGGCGAGAACGTCACCCTGGTCTCGGCCGCCGGTCACCCCGTCGTGGGCCTCGGCGCGCTGTACGTCGGCGGCGACGAGATCGACGAGGTGCTCGACGCGGGCATCAACGCCTTCGCCGTCTGGAGCCTCTCCTCGATGGCGGAGTTCGAGATCCTCGCGCCCGCCTTCGACACCGGCTCCACCTGGACCGACGCGGGCGACGGCACCATCAAGTTGGTGCACGCCATCGTGGACGGCGCCAACCGTGGCAAGTTGGCCCCGGCGGGCCAGGCGGGTCGCGGCACCCTCACCACCAACCCGGTCGCGCGGCTGCTCAAGGTCAACTCGGCGACCAAGATCACCATCGGCGGCCTCACCGGCACCGTCTGACGGCGCCTGAGACCCCGAGCCACGTCGAGAACCCAGACCAGAGAGAAGGACACGCACCATGAGTGGACTCGTTGCCACCGCTTCCGGCCTCCAGGGCCGCGTCGCGAAGAAGAGCGACGACTACGTCGCCTCGATCATCGAGCGCCGTGAGAAGGGCGCCACCCTCACCCACGAGGCCAAGGTCCGCAAGATGGCCCTCATCCTCCAGGACGAGGTCTCCGGCATCCGTCGCCTCGGCGTCGGCATGGTCGGCCCGATCCAGTTGAAGTTGCGCTACCAGGGCATCGTGCGCAACGTGCTGGTCGAGGACCCGGTCACCCCCGGCACGCCCGTCGAGTACGACGTGTGGGACGACCTCGGTCAGGCCTACATCATGTCGGGCACCGAGGGCGAGGTCCGCGTGACCCCGTTCGAGGGCAAGCGCGTCCCGGTGCGGTTCTTCCGCATCGCCTCGCGTCCGGCGATCCGCAAGGAGGACCTGTTCTACCTCCGCATCAACGCGGTGGAGCAGGCCCAGGACGAGACCAAGCAGGCCATCCTCAAGCAGGAGGACTCGCGTCTGCTCGTGCTGCTCCAGGCGGCGGTCACGGACTACGCCTCGCGGCCCGACCACACGGTCACGCCGAACCACAACATCACCGAGGCGAGCGGCTACCTCACGCCGGGCTCGCTCTACTCGGCGGTGGCGATGACGGACCTGCACGAGTTGCAGTCCGCTCGCATCCTGATCAACCCGTTCGACTTCCGCGACATGTACCGCTGGGACATCAACCAGACGGGCTGGGCCTTCAAGGACCGCGTCGTGGCGGGCGAGACGATCACCTCGTTCGGCGAGTTCCAGATCCAGCGCTCGATCATCGTGCCCCAGGGCAAGGTGTTCCTCGCGCCGGAGCCCAACTTCCTGGGCGTCTTCCCGGTGTTGTACAGCCTCGACGTCGAGGAGAACCACAACGTGGAGGCGTTCTGGAAGGGCTGGGTCTTCGACGAGATGGTCAGCATGGCGATTCTGAACCCTCGCGGTCTCGCCACCATCACGAAGTCCTAGTGCCCCAAGGGATCTCGCGATTCCTCACAGCACAGCAGAAGGGCCCCAACGCTGAGATGCGTTGGGGCCCTTCGCTTTCCAAGCCGAGCCTATCCAGAACACGCCGGGCCAAACCACACCCCGCCTCGCCTGCCGCACCATGCCTGCCGTGCCGAGCCGTGCCGGGCCGCACCAGACCGCGCCTCACCAGACCATGCCTGCCGTGCGTTGCCGAACCACGCCTGCCGTGCCCAGCCGCGCCTCACCGAGCCCCGCCGTGCCTTGCCGAACCGCGCCTGCCGAGACAGAGGGGCCCGAGCCGAAGCCCGAGCCCCTCTGCTGCTCACGCGCTTGCGGGGAGCATCTCCGCGAGCATCTGGTCGAACAGCGCGCTGTACGTCGAGTACTTGCGGCGGAGCACCGCGAGGTCCCGCTCCATCGACGCGCGCACGATCTCGATCTCGCGGGCGTTGAGGTCCTCGATGGGCTTGTAGGTGCCCTTGACCGCCTCCCCCGCCTCGTTCTCCTTGACGGGCAGGAACGCCCGCACCTCGACCGTCCGCGCCGGGGCGATCACCCTGGTCACCTTGACCTTGGTGATGAGCCCCTGCGCCTGCCGGTAGCGGTACTTCTCCGCCGCGACGCTGTCGTCCCACTCGAAGTACGAGTGCAGCGGCGAGTCGTCGGGACGGGCGAAGTCGAGCACCGCCTCGGGGGTGAGCACGCCGCCGTGCTGGTCGGCCAACGAGCGCAGGATCCCCTCGTAGGTCGAGGTGCTCACAGCGACGTCACGACCTCGTACGTGCCGTTGACTCCGCCCTTCTCCGGCCGCCACTCGCCGATGCCGTTCCGGCCGCCCTCGGAGACCAGCGCGAGCACGGACTTGCGGTCGATGAGGTGCGGGCTGAACTCGACGCGCAGAGTGGCCGACCACTCCGAGAACTCCGCACGGTAGCGGAGGTCGGTTCCGCCGTTGCCGACGCGGACGACGTCCTCGCGCATGTGCGGCTCGCCCGCGATCGCGACGAGCCCGGTGGCCGGGTCGTCGGGGAAGAAGTAGAGCATCGGCCGCAGGGCGGCCATCGTGACAGAGCCCTTGAACGCCCGGGCGCCAGACACGGTCGCGGCCTTGAAGCCGATCGCGGGGAAGCCGTAGCGCTCGTCGGTCAGGCGGTAGATCGTCGCCTCGTACTCGGCGACGGGGTCCTTGGGCTCCTTGGGCTTCTTGACCCCCTGCATCGCCTCCAGCATGATCCGCTTGGCCTTCTCGGACCACTGGTGGACGATCAGCGGGGTCGAGCCCTCGATGCGGATCTCCAGGATCTCCTTGGGGATCGGCTCCAGGACGATCTGCGCGACCGGGGTCTCGGTCGTGCTGGCAGCCGCAGCGGCAGCCCTCTTCACCGGCATGTTGTTTCTCCTCTGTGTCTGTGCGCGAGGTGCGCTTGGTGACGGCCCGAGGCTACTACCAGGGATGCTTAGTAGTCAACGGATCCCCTGTCCCCGAGCACCCCTCAGCACCGAAGGGGTGGAGGTGCACCGTGTCGCTGCTGTGGGTTAGGGCCAATGCGGCCGTCGACTACGACGGCAACGAGGTCGACGACGGCGTGCACCACATCGACCACAGCACCCTCGCGAAGATGTACTCCGGCGACTACGACACCCGGATGGGGCCGGAGACCAAGGACGCGATGGTCGACGACTGGAGCAACACCGGGAACTACCCGGGCGACCCCGAGTACTGCCACGCCGGAGAGGTCGAGCACGGCGGCCCGATCCAGTACATCGAGCACCTCAAGAAGGAGATCCGCAGCAACGGGATGCAGGAGCCGCTGACCATCCGTGGCGGCAACGTCGTGATCGACGGCAACCACCGGGGCGTCGCGGCGATCGAACTGCGCCACCCCCGCATCCCCGTGAGGTACACCCGATGAGCCTGCTGTGGGTCAAGGCCGGGTGGGCCGACGCCAGCCCCGAGGCGCGCGAGCGTCGGGTCAAGCGCGTCAAGCACTGGATCGACAGCCGCGACAACGCCTACCGCGAGATCAATATCCCGGACCACTTCGGCAACTTCGTCAGCCCGCAGAAGGTGCACGACAAGATCCACAGCGGGACCTCCTGGTTCGAGCACGGGCACCTGCTGGGCAACGTGCACTCGCACCACCTGCCCTGGCACGAGATCCCCCTCGACAAGCACTTCCACATCACCCAGGGCGTCGTGCTGCCCGAGCATCTGCACCACAAGATCGACGCCGAGCACCAGTCCGACTGGTCCGACGAGCCCACCGAGGGCATGTGGGACGAGCACGACCCGACGCCGGACCCGATCGTCTTCAAGCACAAGGGCGAGCACTACCTGCTCGACGGCCACCACAGGTTCGTCCAGCACCGGCTGCTGGGCATCCCCACCATGCACGCCCGGGTCTACGACGCCGACGACCCCAAGGCCGGTCCGGAGAACTGCTGGGACTGCCAGGAGCACACCCAGTACTGCTCCGACTGCGGCGGCGGAGAGGGCGACGACGAGGACTGAGCCTGTCCTAGCGCCCCTGGCAGCGTGGAAGGGGTAGGAGGGCCTCCCTGGCCCGCCACAGACTCAAGGAGCCCGTCATGCCGGTCATCGCCCCCGTGTACGTCCAGAACAACCAGGACGGCCCCACCGTGCTGTCAGCAGACCGCAACGGGGTCGACTCCGTGGAGTGGGCAGGCAAGGGCGATCCGCAGGGCAACGACATCCAGCCGGTGCCCCAGGAGATCCTCTCCAGCCCGGCGTTCAGCCGCGCCCTGGCGCGCGGCGTGATCACGCTGCTGGAGGACGAGAGCGACCCGGCGGCCGTCGAGGCGCTCCGCAAGCAGACCGCGTCGTGGCAGGCCCGCCAGGCCAACGCCGCGCTCGCCGCGACCTCGCCGATCGAGACCCCGAAGAACGACGACTACATCCAGGTCACCTGCGTCGGCCCGAACAGCCGGGGCGGCGGCCAGTGCGGCAACTTCGTCTCGGTGCGCGAGAAGGAGCAGGACGCCAAGCCCAACCTGTGCGACCAGCACAAGGAGTTGGAGCCCGAGTTCGTCCCGGAGCCCTACCAGGACGGCGACAAGGTCCGTACGCGGTGGATCCGCTACGCGATGAACCCCCGCGAGACCCAGCAGATCTGAGAGGCACAGAGATGACCGAGCAGGACCTGAGTGCCGCGAACGGCACCCTGGACACCTCCGAGACCGGCGGCGCCGCCCCGGCGCTCCCCGCCGTCGTCGCAGACGTGTCGGTCGGGCTCCCCGAGGGTCGGGCCTTCCGCCCCGAGGAGGAGACCCGCGACCTGGTGAACGCGGCGTACGGCGTCACCGACCCGGCTCCGTTCGACGAGCCCGAGGAGGCCGCCGAGGTCGTGGCCGAGGCCGCAGCCATCGAGGCGGAGGCGATCGCCGAGGTTCGCGTGGCCGAGGCCGAGCAGGCCGTCGACGCCGCCGAGCAGGCGATCCAGGACTGGGCCGACAGCGTCGCCCAGGACCGCATCGACACCGGCGAGGCTCCCCCGCCGGACGACACCCCGGTCGAGGAGGCTCCGGCGCCCGAGGAGCCCCCGGCGGACCCGGCACCGGTGGAGCCCCCTCCGGCGGACGTGCCGGTCGAGGCCCCCGTGGAGCAGCCCGCTCCCGAGGCTCCGGCCGACCCCGCGCCGGTCGAGGAGGCCCCGGCCCCGGAGGTGCCCATCGAGGCGCCTGCCGAGCCCGTGGACGTCCCCGTCGAGGCGCCTGTGGTGGAGGAGGCCCCGGCCGCGCCCGAGGCCCCTGCGGCCCCTGTGGACGCTCCGGTGGAGGCTCCCGTCGAGCCCGCTCCGGCCGACCCGGCCCCTGTGGACGCCCCTGTGGATGCTCCTGTGGACGCCCCTGTGGACCCGGCCCCCGTGCTGGACGTCCCGGCCCCGGCGGACACGCCCACCCAGCCCTGACCAGCGCCTGACCCGAACAAGATCGCGAGAGAGCAGGAGCCATGCCCACGGACCCGAACCCGCCCGTCACCCCGGTCGACACGACCGGCGTCGTGGGTGCCACCGGACCGCTGCCGTACGGCACGGCTCGGGTGGCCTCCAACGCCGACACCACCATCTTCGGCGGCGGCGGGGGTGAGGACCCCAACGCGGGCAACTCCAACCTCGGCACCATCGACACGACCGGCACCAACAGCCCGAACGACCCCGCGCTCTACGCGCCGTACGACGGCGACACCACCGGCACCCCTGACTCGATCCAGGGCGCCGGTGGGATGCGCCTGGACAAGAACCAGGCCTACCGCGCCCCGGCTGGCCCGGTCGCGGCGAGCAACGCGGACACGACCCGCACCGACTCCCCGACGTCCGGCACCATCCTGGTGACCAACAAGGCGTACGTGAAGTCGACCAAGGTCGCGACGATCACCACCGACCAGGTCGCAGCCGGGACGATGTTCGCCGTCGGCTCGATCGCGGTGCTGGTGAACGTCGACACCAACCTCGACGGCACGGTGACCATCACCGGCGCCCCGAGCGCGGGCGTCTTCACCTTCTCGACCGACAAGCCCTCCGCCGACATCTCCTCGGCGGCGGTCGTCGGCGGCTCGGTCTCGATGACCACGACGGCGAACCTGTCCGGCACCCAGGACTCGTACAGCGTCGGCGCGGTCGCGTGGCCGAGCAACAACGTCCCCGGCGCCCCGACCGGCGTCTCGGCCGTGGCCAACGCCGACGGCACTGTCACGGTCTCCTGGACGCCTCCGGCGCCCGTCTCGGGGATGCCCACGCGCGGCTTCCTCGTGCAGTCGAGCCAGGGCTACAGCCACTGGGCCGCCGCCAACGCCACCAGCCACACCACGGACCTGTGGACGCTGGAGGCCAGCCGGGCGATCACCTTCACGGTGGCCGCCCGCAACGACAACGGCGTCGGCGCGCAGTCGACGGCGTCCGGCTCGGTCACGCCGGTCAACGTCAACTTCGCGGGCTACGCCGCTGGCGAGTTCTCGCCCGACGCGCAGGTCAACCCGATCTACTCGCCGACCGGCAACATCGAGTTCCTGTTCGCCGGGGTGCAGAACCGCGCCGGGATCAACTTCTCGTGGAACCTCCCGGCGACCAACCACGCCTACACCGGCGGCGTGCTCAAGGTCTTCGACTCCACGGGCGCGCAGGTCGGCAGCGACTACGTGCTCGCGGGTTCGGCGACCAGCCAGGCGGTGACGGGTCTGACCTACGGTGCGACCTACACCGCGACGCTGTCGTTCACCAACAGCGTCGGCACGATCCTGGCCGACCCGATCTCGGTCAAGATCAACCTCCTCGTCCCGGCCGCTGCGGCTGCCCCGACGGCGGTGGACGCTGGCGGTGGCACGCACAACGCGACGGTCACCTACGCCGACCCGGCCGACACCGGCGGCTCGGCGATCACGAGCCACGTCATCCAGTGGTCGAGCGACTCGTTCGCCACCGTGGCGGGCTCGACGACCGACGCGGTCTCCCCGGCCACCGCGCCGACCGGAGCGGGCACCTGGAAGTTCCGGGTCGCGGCGATCAACGCCGTCGGCCAGGGCGCCTTCTCGGCCGCCTCCGCGAACGTCACCGTCGCCTGACGACGACCATGCAGAGCCCCCATCGAGCGATCGGTGGGGGCTCTGCTACATCTAAAGATCTCGGGGGTGCCGGGTGGTCAACCAGCCCATCAACGATGCGCCGTGGATGGCCAAGGGGCTGTGCCGCCAGGAGGACCCGGAACTCTGGATGAGCAACGTCCAGGCCGACCAGCGCAAGGCAGCCTCGATCTGCATGGACTGCTCGCAGCGCATCACCTGCCTGGAGTACGCCATCGAGCGCAAGGAGCCCCACGGGGTCTGGGGAGGCTTCACCGAGCGCCAGCGCCGACGGCTGGCGGCCGGGCTTCCTGTCGATCGGCGCCGCAAGGCCGCGAAGGTGTGAGACCGATGGAAGGACCGCTCACATGATCATCACGCCCCGTCTCAAGTTGCGGAGCCCCGAGGGGACCGACAACTTCCTGCGCGACGACTTCGTCTTCAACCTCGCGCAGTTGGACGCGGCGCCGGGCATCGCTGCCGGTCTGTCCACCGGCCGCCCGACGTGGGACGCCTCGCAGGGAGGCCGTGTCTTCCTGGAGACCGACACCCAGCGCTACGTCCTCTGGACCGGCTCGGCCTGGATCGACATCCTCGGCAACCCGCAGTCGTTCGGCTCGGTGCTCACCACCCCCGCCGTGGGCACCCCGGCCGTCGGCAGCAACGCGGCGTACGCCTTCCCGACCATCACCCTGACGCGCCCCTCGATCATCTGCGGCGACGTCTCGGTGAACTGGTACTGCCCCGGCACGACCAACCCCGAGTTGGCCTTCAACGTCCGCATGGACGGCGCCACCGTCGGCCTGCGCGTGGTCTACGGCCGCCACGTCGCGGTCGCGGGCGGCAGCAACGCCTGGTACGAGTCGACGGTCCCGTTCCGCACCGGGCTGCTCGCGCCGGGCACCCACACGCCCGCCGTCTACGTCGCCAACGTCGTCACCGGCGCCACCGTCCAGAACGCCACCTTCACGGGCATCGCGACGGTCTGACCGTGACCGCGAACTTCCGGGATCGCCAGTACATCTCGCAGAACGCCACCGACTCGATCGGCCTGGCGATCTCGATCGCTGGCGCGCCCGGAGACGCGGACGGCAACATCGTGCAGATCACGATGTTCGCCGAGAACACCAACACGCAGGTGTTCCAGCGCGAGGCGACCCGCGTCGCCACCGGGCTCTACGAGACCCAGTTGGTCCCGGCCGAGTCGGCGACGCCGGGCCCGGTCACCTTCGTCTGGGAGTACGACCTCTCGGCGGTCCCGCAGGAGTACCGGACCTACGCCTACATCGGCGAGAGCGCACCGGCGTACGACGCGCTCGCGCCGGTGATGAAGGACGTCGTCGACCAGGTCTGGATCCGCTTCGCCGACCTGTTCGACTCGCCCGACGGCGGCCCGAACCTCCAGACCTACTTCCAGAGCAACTACGGGCGCGGCCGGGTCGCGCAGTTGCTCCGCGTCGCCGTCGGCCTGCTCAACACCACCGCGCAGCCGCACCAGACCTACACCCTCGACGACGGCCAGGGCGGGGGCATGTTCCCCGTCGACCAGTGGGGCTCGCTGCTGGAGAGCGCGCTGTACGTCGAGTGCATCAAGCACCTGCGCCGGTCCTACGTCGAGCAGCCCGCCGTCGTCGGCGCGAGCGGCATCACCAGGCTCGACCGCCGCGACTACCTCGACCGCTGGTCGATGGTGCTGCGCGACGAGCAGGCGACCCTCAAGAGCCAGTTGGACAACTTCAAGATCGCGAACATGGGCCTGGGGCGTCCCAAGGTCCTGGTGTCCGGCGGCGTCTTCGGGCGCTTCGGCCCCACCCGCGTCGCGGGCTCGATCGCAGCCCGCCCGCGCTACTGGACGAGGTTTTACGTCTCGGGTATTGGACCTCTGGGATTGGGATTGCTACAGTTCGCCCATGAGCACCTCCATCTCTGGACGGTGCCGTTCTCCTGAGGAGTGTCACGTGGGCCGTGCAAAGAACACCCCTGAGGACTTCTGGCCCCGTGTCGATACGTCAGCCGGAGAGGACGGCTGCTGGGTCTGGACCGGCTCCTTGAGCGCGGCTGGTTACGGCTACTTCTGGATCGACGGTCACGGCCACACTGCACATCGCTACGCCTACGAGCGCCTGATCGGTCCGATCCCCGCCGGGCTCACTCTCGACCACACCTGTCACAACGACGACAAGGACTGTCTCGACGGGAGCAAGTGCCTCCACCGTCGCTGTGTGAACCCGGCGCATCTCGTCCCCGAGACCTTGTCGCAGAACAGGAAGAACTCCACTCGCAAGCGCCCTCACACCAAGTTCGGCACTGAGATCCATCCGGCGCCAACTCAGTGCCCCAAGGGTCACCCCTACACCGACGAGAACACCGGCTGGGTGGAGCGCAGGGGCCACCGCGAGCGGTACTGCAAGGCCTGCAACCGCGAGAAGGTCTACCGCGCCAAGCACGGCGTCGACCGCCCGGCAGACTGGGACGAGTCGCTGAGCCGCGCCGGGGTCGAGGTGTGCCATCGCGGCCACGCCTATGACGAGGCCAACACCAAGTACGACTCGACGACGGGCAAGCGCCGGTGCCGCGAGTGCGAGCGGATCAACTGGAAGGCCTCGCGCGAGAGGGCCCGCCAGCAGGAGTAGGCCTGTCCGCGTTCGCTCAGGGGCTCCGAAGGGGTGAGACCGCAGCACGCTGAGAGGAGGCCGTCGTGACCCGCTGGATTTATCCCGAGGACCGGACGGCCTACGTCTACACCCAGCCGCTCAACCCGCTGCTGGAGGCGACCACCACCCAGGGCATCCAGATCTTCCTGGAGCCCGAGTGCCAGACGCTCGCGGTCATCTGCGACATCGACCGGGCCGTCATCACGACCTCGACGATCTACGCCACCCCCGACGGGCTGCTGCCGTTCTTCTACGGGCCGCCCGACGTCAAGGTGCTCTATGCGCGGGCGATCGGCCGGACGCAGGTCTACCCGCTCGATGCGATCGACGCGGCCCGGCTCAACGAGATGGACAAGCACCAGATCTGGGAGGGCCCGGCGCTGCCGACCAACGGTGAGCGGGTGCCGCCCTACATCTGGGTCGACACCACCAACAGCCCGAACAACGCGGTCTACCTGGTGGTCGACGACACCTTCTCCGACCTGTACGGCGACATCTACGTCGACCCGTACGGCGGCGGCGTCGGGTGGGTGGGCCCGTGACTGTCGACGTCCCGGAGCCGCCGATCAGGGTCGAGTACGACCCCGGTCACGTCACCGACCACGAGACCATCCGCCAGGCGCTGGGGATCCTGGAGACGGCGGTCAACACGCCGGGCCCCACCGGGCCGACGGGACCCCAGGGCATCACCGGTCCTCGCGGCCTGGTTGGCGCGAGCGGCCCGACCGGTCCCGCCTCGTCCGTCCCGGGCCCGACCGGTCCGACCGGCGCGTACGCCGGGGTCTACTCGATCACGGCGCCGACGGCGCCCTTCCCGGGCATGGTCTGGGTCTCCGACGAGGACTACCAGGGACTCCCCGGCCCGACGGGGCCTACGGGCCCCTCCGGCGGCCCCACAGGCCCTACCGGCGCGCTCGGGCCCACAGGTGCCACCGGGCCGACCGGAGCCCACAGCATCGTCCCTGGGCCCACGGGGCCGACCGGGGTGCAGGGAGCCACCGGGCCCACCGGCGCGGCCAGTAACGTCACCGGCCCGACCGGTCACCTCGGCCCCACCGGGATGAGCGGCGCGACCGGCTCGACCGGACCGACGGGGCCCACCGGCTCGACCGGGCCGACCGGCCCCCAGGGCGGCCAGGGCATCACCGGCGCGACGGGGCGCACGGGGCCGACGGGACCGACCGGGCCCAGCGTCACCGGGCCGACGGGGGCTGCATCCACCGTCACCGGACCGACGGGGCGCACCGGGCCCACGGGGCCGACGGGGGCGACCGGAGCCGACTCGACCGTCACCGGTCCCACCGGCGCGCGCGGAGCCACCGGGCCGACGGGACCGACCGGAGCCACGGGCGCATCCGTCACCGGCCCGACCGGAGCGACCGGCGCGGCGTCCAACGTCACCGGTCCGACCGGTGCTGCCGGGGCGACCGGCCCCACGGGTGCCACGGGTGCTGCGGGTGCCGACTCCACCGTGGTCGGACCGACCGGTCCGACCGGCGCCGCCGGGCTCGACGGGGACACGGGTCCGACCGGACCCCGTGGTCCTCTAGGCGCGACGGGATCGCCGGGCGCCACCGGTCCTGCTGGCGCGACGGGTGGCACAGGACCCACCGGAGCAGCCAGCAGCGTGGCGGGCCCGACGGGGCCTATGGGTGCGACCGGACCCACCGGAGCAGCCAGCAACGTCGCGGGCCCGACAGGTCCTACTGGGCCTGCTGGTTCAGGGGCTACCGGCCCGACTGGTCCGACCGGCCCCGCCGGGGGTGGCGGTGGCTCCGTCTCCGCAGTCATCAGCGCCGCAGCACTGACCTACGCCTACCAGAACATGAGGTGACCTGATGGCAGCCGGGACCAGCCCGATCTTCTACGCCGCGCCCAAGATCTCAGCGGTGCAGATCGCCAACGCCGACGGCACGACGAAGAAGACCCTCGTCACCGCCGGAGCCAACGGCTGTCTCGTCTTCGGCATCGAGGCGAGCACCACAGACACGGCCAACAACGACGTCGGCCTCTACATCCAGATCGGCGGCTCCGGCACCGACTACCCGATCGGGGGCAAGAGGGTCCCTCTCGGGTCGGGAGATGCCACGGCCGCCAACCCCACCGCTGCCATCAACCTGCTCGATGTCGGCCAGATGCCGTTCCTCCTCCCCGACGGGTCGCTCCAGTTGGGGCCGAACGACATCCTCAAGGCGGCGGTGCAGACCGCCGTCACCTCGGCCAAGACGCTCACCCTCGTCGCTCAGGCCGGGGACTTCTGATGCCTCAGGTGCAGCCCCTCATCCGCTCGGCTCGGACTCCGCGAGCCGGGCTCCGAGGTGTGCCCTTCACACGCAAGGCGTGGGACGACCCGATCAAGTACAAGTTGAGCCGGTCGTACGGCGACGAGTTCGAGTACGACAACTTCGCGCAGATGCAGCGGCGCTGGAACATGCAGGGCGTCGGAGCGTCGGCCTTCGCCTTCCCTGGCGGCTCCGCCGTCGAGTTCTACCCGTCGACCAACCAGGGTCTGTGGATGTACGCGCCCTCAGGCGACTTCGAGGCAGTCCTGGAGTTCTCGCCGACGAAGACCGGTGGAGGCATGTGTCCGTCGATCGGCCTGCTCGACTCGACCTTCGCGGGGTATGCCACCTCGTTCTACGACGACGGCAACGTCTACACATGGGTCATCGGCTCGTCCATGGCGTACTCGTCCACGTCGAACAACCTCGGCAGCCACGGCACCACTGACGGCCGTCACTGCTGGATCGCCCTGCGCCGCACGGGTAGCACCGTTCAGGGCCGGTTCTCGACCAACGGCACCTCGTGGAGTTCTCTGGCTGGCTCCGGATCGCTCGCCCCGGCGACCTACAACAGGATCGCGATCTTCAAGCCGTGGTCCACGGACCCGGGCTGGACGCGCCTGCACCGTTTCAACGTCTATCCCGGCCCGACCTTCTTCCCGGGGTGATGGCATGACCAAGCGCACGCGCGTCTGGGACGGCACCCAGTGGGTCGATGTCGTCGGCGTCCAGGGCCCGACGGGTCCGGCCGGTCCCTCGATCACCGGCCCGACCGGTCCTGTCGGTCCGTCCGTCACTGGCCCCACGGGCCCGGCCTCGACCGTCCCGGGGCCGACCGGCCCGCTGGGTCCGACAGGTGCGAAGGGGGACACCGGAGATGGTGGAGCGACTGGCCCAACGGGCCCTGGTGGAGGCACTGGTGCTACCGGTCCGGCTGGGCCTACAGGTCCTGTGGGCAGCACGGGGAGCACGGGACCGACTGGTCCGACTGGAGCAGTCGGTGCAACGGGTCCGGTGGGAGCGACGGGCCCGACAGGCGCTGATGGAGCAACAGGCCCCACCGGTGCGCAGGGGGTAACGGGACCGACCGGCCCCCTCGGCCCGACAGGACCTACGGGACCTACCGGACCTCAGGGCAACGTCGGTCCTACTGGTCCCACGGGGCCTCAGGGAGTCACCGGACCGACGGGACCGATCGGACCGACTGGTGCAGACTCAACCGTGCCCGGACCTACGGGCCCGATCGGACCGACTGGGCCGCAGGGCGATCTCGGCCCGACGGGCCCGACTGGGCCTGCGGTAGCGGGCGTGCCCGTCTACCTCCAGCAGACCCAGCCTGCTGGTAGCGGGTGGGTTTGGTTCGTGCAGGACGCCAACGGCAACGTGACTGACATCTGGAGCGGATGATGGCTGGAACCATTCTCGGCGGGGTCTCCCAGGACGTAACCCTGGCTGACGTCCTGCGCACGCTGGAGAGCATCGCTCGCTCTCTGGGGGCGAACGACAACGGCAAGATGCTGGTTTCGCTCGCAGCAGCGCCAGCCGTCGTCGCAGTCAGCGAGTCCGGCACCTGGACTGTGCAGCCGGGCAACACCCCGAACACCACGGCGTGGCTCGTCAACGGCCCTGCGGCGGGCTTCAACACCGGTGGCTACGGCTCCGGGCTCGACCAGCACTACCAGTCCATCCAGGCGTTCGACGCCATCCGAACCAAGATCACGGTGAGTTGAGATGCCTACTACGACACTGCGCAAGATCGTCGACCTCAAGATCTGGCAGGCCTGCAACCCGTCACCCTTCATCAACGCGGCCAACATGTTCACGATCGGTTCCGATGGTCCCGATCAGTTGATCTACTCGGTGACTTCGGCGACGGCGGTCTATGTCTACGACCCCTACGAGGATGCCTGGGGGTTGCTGCCTTCTCCCGCGCTGGCGACCTTCGCTGCCGGTACCACCGGGCGCTGGCACCCTGCTGGTCCGACAGGAACGGCATCGGCCGGGACGAGCACCACGCTGACGACGACGCAGACGATCCTCGCCGACCTGAGCAAGCGGGCCGGGATCGCCTTCAAGATCCGCATCACGTCCGGCACGGGAGCCGGGCAGGAGCGAGAGATCGCCAGCAACACCATGGGTGCGAACTCCGTCATCACCGTCGGCTCCGCGTGGTCTGTCACCCCGGACGCGACCAGTGTCTACGTCCTCATGACCGGCCGTGTCTGGATCTTCGGCGGCGGCACGCTCGCTGCTGGCTCGTTCAAGTACTGGGACTACGCCACCCAGACCTGGAGCGGCAACCGGTCGATCACCGGCCTCCCGGCGACCTTCGGAACCGACGGCAGGATGCGCGGCACCTCGTTCTGGGCCACCTACAACGCGACCACCGCTAGCAGCGGCTACGAGAACGGCACCGCGAGCGCGGGATCCACGACCACGCTGACCAAGAGCGGTGCGAACTGGGCCACCAACCAGTGGGCCAACTCCCAGGTGCGCATCGTCGCCGGGACCGGCGCAGGCAAGACGGCGGTCGTCACCTCGAACACCGCGACGGTGCTGACCTTCCCCGCGATCGGCGCGACGCTGGACAACACCTCGGTCTTCGTCATCGAGGGGAACGACGACGCGCTCTACCTCATGGGCAACAACGCCGTCGCCATGTATAAGTACTCGATCTCCGGCGACACCTGGGCCACGCTGGCCCCCGGCGCGGCGCGTGCTGGTGCACCGGGTGCTGGTGCGAGCCTGACCTGGATCACGGGCGTCACCCAGTCCGACTGGACCAACCCGAACGCGATCAAGAACGGGCGCTACCTCTACTCGTTCCGGTCGACCAACGTCCTGGACTACTACGACATCGCAGGCAACACCTGGGTCTCTGGCGTGACTTACGCCCGTCAGAACGAAACTGTCGCAGCATCGGGGTCGTCCTGGGAGTACACCGGAGGCAACTACCTCTACTGCTCCCTGCCTGCGGTCGCGGGTGCGCCCACTCGCTACCTGCGTTTCGACTTCCGGGGGCCGATCATGGAGGGCTTCTCGACCAACGTCTTCCCCAGCCCCACCGCGGCTGTCCTCGGCGACAAGTTGAACTCCGTGGCTTTCGGTGACGCCTCCGGCACCCCGTTGGTGTTCATGTACCGCAACGCCGACGGCGGCACCCAGTTGCACCGCTGCTTGATCTGGTGACCCTGTCCTGGGCCTCTCTGGCCCCGTGAAGGGGTGAAGACAGTCAGGCAGAGAGGTAGACGTGCCGCCGCAGGTCAGGACGATCCCGCTGGGCGGGTCGGGGACGGGAGCCACAGGGCCCACCGGACCGACCGGCCCTGCTTCGACCGTGCCCGGCCCCACGGGCCCTCAGGGCGCGACCGGGTCGACCGGCCCTACCGGTCCTCCCGGGAGTAGCGGCGGGGGCGGCGCTGCGGCGTACGTGCACGACCAGTCAGTACCCAGCGACACCTGGGTGATCGTCCACAACCTGGGCTACTTCCCCGGGGGCGTCATCGTCGTCGACAGCGGAGGGACCACGGTCGAGGGGTCGATCCAGTTCGACTCCGCCAACCAGATCACGATCACCTTCTCTGCCGCCTTCGGTGGCAAGGCGTACATCTCGTAGGAGCAGGTCATGGCCGCAAAGAAGATCCTCACCCCGTACGACTTCCAGCAGAACGAGATCCAGAACGCGAGGATCCAGAACCTCGGTTCGGCTCCCGGCTCGCCGGTCGAGGGGCAGATCTACTGGGACACCGCAACGCACACCGCGCAGGTGCGCAACAACTCGGCGTTCTTCGGCCTCCTCGACGGCGGAGCGGTCGCCCAGTCGAAGACCGGCCAGTTGACCCTGACCGGCGGCCTGGTCGTCAACACGACCGGCATCACCGGCAACCAGACCATCGCCCTGACCGGCACCGGCGCGTCCAGCGTCGGCGGCAACTTCACCGGCGTCATCCTCGTCGCGTCCGGCAACACCGGTGCCACGAGCGCGAGCCGGTACGCCGGTGGTACGGCCTCGGCTGCACCCGGCTCGGGCACCTATGCCGTCGGCGACTTCGTCATCGCCCAGAACGGCAATGTCTTCGTCTGCACCGGCGCCGGTACGCCGGGCACCTGGACGCAGGTCGGCTCCTACCTGCTCGCGGCCAACAACACCTGGACCGGCACCAACGCCTTCAACAACTCGGTCACTGGCTCGGGCTCGATCACGACGACCAACACCCACCAGGGCACGCAGTTCACCGCGACCGGACAGACCGGCGCCGCGACCTCGACCAAGTACGCGGGCGGCAACGCCTCGGGCTCCCCGGGCTCGGGCACCTTCGCCACGGGCGACTGGACGGTCACGACCGGCGGCGACATCTACGTCTGCTCCTCGGGCGGCACGCCCGGCACCTGGGTCCGCGTGGGCTCCTACCTGCTGGCCGCCACCAACTCCTGGTCGGGCGCCAACACCTTCACCAATGGCGTCGTCGTCAACACCGTCGGCATCACCGGCAACAAGGAGATCAACCTCACCGGCACGGGCACGTCCGCCG